TTCGAAGCGGCTCGCCAAACAGTCCTGGGCCATCGCAAGGCAGCCTGATCCGGCCTCATGCCGGGCCATCAACCAATAGCCCACAAACTCGAATCACGCCAACCGGCGAGGCCGGTGGCTGCACGGAGGATCAATGAATGAGCTGGCTCTTTTCGAGGAGATTTACCGATGAATATCTGTCCTCTTTGCAATCAAGAATTTATGCCGAAGCGGAAAGAGCAGCAGTTTTGTTCAGTAGTCTGCCGGCAATCGAACAATGCCAAGGGCCGCAAGGGCCAGAAGACCGGGCCGCAGTCGAAGCAATACAAATGTCGTCCAGACAAGGACGGTTATTTGCGGATGTATGCCGGGAAGCATCCCTACGCGAATGGGCGAAAGGAAATTCAGGTTCATGTGATGCTGATGGAAATGAAAATAGGTCGAGCGATTACGGATCTGGAATGTGTTCATCACATAAACGAGATCAAAACGGACAACAGGATAGAAAATCTCGAAGTGATGAGCCACGCGGAACACTCAAAGCTTCACGCGCTGGAGGCGCAAAAGAATCGGCTTCGGAACTCAAGGGGGCAGTATGCGTGAGCTTGCACTGTTTGCAGGCTCTGGTGGCGGAATACTCGGAGGCCACCTCCTCGGCTGGCGCACCGTCTGCGCCGTTGAGCGTGATGCCTACTCAGCACAAGTTCTGGCGCAACGACAGAACGATGGAGCCCTCCCAGCTTTCCCGATTTGGTCTGACGTGTGCAGTTTTGACGGAAGACCATGGCGAGGCCTTGTTGACGTGGTTTCTGGCGGATTCCCGTGTCAGGACATATCAGCTGCCGGGAATGGCGCCGGCATCGATGGAGAACGATCTGGTCTCTGGCGTGAAATGGCACGAATCATCGGCGAGGTACGACCCAAAAAAGCGTACTTGGAAAACTCACCTCTGCTTGTGGGAAGAGGACTTGCCGTGGTCCTCGGTGACCTTACCGAAATGGGGTATGACGCGCAGTGGTGCATTGTTTCAGCATCCGACTGCGGAGCGCCCCATCAGCGCGACCGGTGTTGGCTTGTGGCCAACGATAACGGTACATGGCAATCACAATCAGCCTGGCAGCAGCAAGAACGCCGGCTGGGTTCTGAGCGCAGCCGTCAAGCTATGGCCAACCCCGGTTCGACGCGATTACCGGCACCCAGGAAAGAGCCGAATGGAAAGGACTGGGAGCAAATCGGGGGAGTGTCTGCCTCAAATCGTAGGTGGCCCACTGAACCCGGAGTGGGTCGAATGGCTGATGGGGTGGCCTTCCGGTTGGACCGAATTAAAGCCCTTGGCAATGGACAAGTTCCGCGAGTGGCAGCAACAGCATTCTCCATTCTCACCGGCGACGACTGACGCCGCATAACTCCCCCACTCCACCGCCCGGGCATGCCCCGGCAAGGCAAATCATCGTGATCCGCCAATACCGATTCAGCGAGCTCATGGCCCGCCTGACCAGCGAGCAGTGGACGGTCATCCAGGATGATCGAGGCAATTTCCTGTTTATGCATTCCGCCTACAAGAGCCGGAGGCTGTGATGATCTGGCTATTGGTTTTGGTGCTGGTCATCAACGCGGCAGTTCCCTATGCCGCCTACAAATTCAGCGTTAAGCCCCAGGAGGGTGTATGGAAAGCGTGAAGCGTTATTTTTGGGTAAGTGATGGCATGGCTGAGGGGGGCAAGGCGCGGGACAGCTATGTGTCAGGCGCCGACTTCGACCGCGTCACCGCCGAGCGTGACTCCCTGCAGCTGCGCCTGAACGCAGCGGATCAGCGGATTGATGAACTGACCCAGCGCAAGGCCGAGCCGGTGGAATGGGGTGCGCCGGAGACAGTTCGGCAGTTGATCCAACAACTCGAAACACTGGACCAGGAGCTACGCCCGCTGTCGATGCTGCGCGTGCCAGGCGATGTGTTCGAAGACGGCAAAGAGCGAACCCGCGCCGTTCACCTTTCCTTCTCTCACGAACGTGTTGACGGCCAATGGCTTGCGCCGTTCAGCGGTGACGGCGAAAAGGTGTTGGCCTTCTGGTGCAGGACTGAGCGGCCCGCCACGGCGTTCGGGTTGCCCGTTGTGGTCGACCCGACCCTGGCGCCCAATGAGATGCGCCTGGTGCAGTCCGCGCCCCAACGCCCAGAAGAAGCGCCCATGAAGGGCATGATCGAAGCCCGCGGCGGCGAGTACGCCATCATGATCGACGAGGCGAACGCCCACTACGGCTGGACATTCAAGAAGCATCCGGATGGCATGTGGGTGTCAGGGCGCAAGGCCACCAATGCAGAAATGCAGGCTGCACGTCAGTACGCGCGCCATACAAACCAGCAGTAACCCCTCCCCCTTCAAAGTCAGCCGCTATAGCGGCAAGGACGAAGTCATGCCTGAAGAAAAAGTCGTGATGTACGAATCCCTGGAAGCCGCAAGCATTCAAACCTTGACTGGTTGGGTCGCCGCCGACGGGCGCTTCTGGGGTAACGATGAGCACATGGCTCGCTGGTGCGGCGCCACTCATCGTCGCTGCGAGAAAAACCCTGAGCATCCAATCTACGAAGTGCGGAGCTACTGCCGCCAGTGCTACGAAGAAGGCCGCCGCGCGAAGTTCGCAGCCATGCCAGTCAAGGAATGGTCCGGCGAGCCGCTGGTGATCTTCGACGGCGAGCAGTATTTCTTCGACGAAGACAGTCTGCGCGACTACCTGGTGGACAGCGACATCGATCTGGCTGACCTGAAGCTCTGTATTTGCGAGCCGAACTATCCGAGTGAAATTGACCCGGCTGACCACTTCTGCGATGACCTGCCAGAGGACGGCGAGATCCGCGACGACCAGTTACTGGCGGCATTCGAGCTACTGAACGAAATGATCCGCCAGTCCGAGCCCCTTTCGTGGTCGGAAGGCGAGTACGCCGCGCAGCTCCCGCAGTCGCTCATCGATGAAGTCACCGCCGCCAGAGCGGCAGCATGCGAGGTGACGCCATGACCGACCACACCAAACTGAAGCGGCTGGCCGAGGCTGCCGGTAGCGTCGAATGGAAGTGGTGGGACAGCAACTCCACCCTTCGCCTGACAACTGAGGTCAGCGGCCGGCATGGCGCCGACGGCGATGCAATCAGCGCCTATAAGGACAGCGTGCAATGCCCCGAGGTGTACCGGGCGTTCATTGAGGCTGCAAGCCCCGCCGCTGTCCAGACCCTGCTGGACGATTTAGACGAAGCCCGCAACGGCATGAAGTACGCCTGCGCGATGCGCCTGAAGAAAGAAATCGACCGCCTCCGGGACGAGAACGAGGAGCTTCGCGCCCAGATTGGGAGAGCGCAAATAGTTGAACTTGCGAATTTCGACTGGGATGCCGAGCTGACAGCGCTGCGCAAGGATGCCGAGCGGTATCGGTGGCTGCGCGATAGTAGCGAGTCCATCCATCAGTTCTACCTGAGCACACCGATTTGGTTTACCGGTGTGAAGTTCAGCAAGGAGAACGTGGACAGCACGATCGACGGCGCCATGATCGAGGAGCCACGGCCATGAATCACCGACTCAAAGCCGCATGGGTAGCTGCCCGCACATCCGCCAAGCGCGAAGCAGGCCTCTTCATCGCAATGATGATCTTCGGGCTGGTCGTGGCGTTGGTCGCCTTACCGATAATCCTGCTGTTTCAATTCCTGCCCGACTGGGCATGGCTGGTGCTGTTTGGGATCGGTTTTATCTGGATGATCTTCGGCGAGACGATTTCAGCCGCCATTAATGCCTATCGAGGAGAGCAGCCATGATCCTCCCCCCGCTCTACATGGCCCACCTGATATACAGGGGTACGAGGCCATGAGTGACATGATCGAAGTGAAGACGGCAGAGCTTGAAGGGGTTGCGCTGGACTGGGCGGTGGCCATTGCTCTGCACGACAAGGTATTCGTTTATCCCGACGGCGGCCTGTGCCCACCTGTAGGCACCGTCTCGATGAATGAGGATGACGGCACGCTGTGGACCAACATCGGCGAATATCACCATGGCGACCAGTGGCGGCCATCCGCCGACTGGAACCAGTGCGGCCCCCTGATAGAGAAGACCAAAATCGGCTTCGGCCCAGTCCGTAGTGGATGGGTAGCTCACCCGCACCGTCCGAATGCGCCCACCGAATGGCTCACCGCCGAGGAGCCGCTGGTTGCAATCTGCCGCGCCATCGTCGCCGACAAGCTCGGCATGGTCATCAGCATCCCTGCCGAACTTATCTAACCCCAATCCACCTACAGCCTGCCGGTGAACGGCGGGCGAGGAACTCCTATGTCTGATGAAAAATCCTTGCTGCGTGATGTGGCGATCGATGCAATCTCCGATATCGCCCAGCGCCTGCCGCTCGACTGCCAAATGTTCCTGGTGGTGTGCCGCCCCGGCAAGGCCGATTTCGACCTGGTGCTGCCATCGCCCGAGGCAAACCTCAACAACGCCCTCGACGCGCTGCGCCGCCAGGGCCTGAGCATTGACGGGGACAACGCCTACAAGCGTGACCTGCTGGACTGCGTTGTCGGTGCCCTGGCCATGGGCGCGCAAAACTCCAACCCGCCACCAGACGGGCATTGGGGCCAGCGCTTCTGGGATATCGGGCGAGAGGAGCGCGGACTTCATGAAGAGCTGGTCGCCGCACTGAAGCTCACCCGCGAGAACCTGCGCGCCTGCCAAGCAACCATCCACTTGGCCGGTGGGTTCGATCCTGCCTATGTCGACGACGCCCAAGCAGCCATGGCGGTGGCCGACGCGGTGCTGGCAAAAGCCAGCGCATAACCCCCACCACCTTCTGCCGCCACGCGCGGCATGGAGTACACACATGTTTTTGACCGCTGAAGAAGTGGCCGAACTCACCGGCTACACGAAGCCAGGCGCCCAGATCAAGTGGCTACAGGCCGAGAAATACGGGTTCGCCATCGATGGGTATGGCAAGCCGAAGGTGCTGCGCCAGGTTGTCATCGGCCGCCTGGGTGGTATTCAATCGAAAAAAGGCCCGGAACTCCGGCTGGCTTAAGGAAGACAGACAATGCGCCCTCGTAAGAAAGACCGGCACCTGCCGGCGTGCATGTACCAGAAGCACGGGGCTTATTACCTGGTGCGCAAAGGCAAGTGGGTTCGGCTGGGCACGGACTTCCAGGACTCGCTTGTCGCGTACGCCAAGGCCATCGACAAGGGTAATCAGGGCGGAATGGGACGGCTGATCGACGACGCGCTGGCGTACATGGCCCCGAAACTGTCGCCCAACACAGTCAAGCAATACGAAGCTGCAGCCGTCAGGCTTAAGGAAGCGTTGGCCGACTTCGAGCCGCGCGATGTTCTGCCGCGGCACGTCGCCGCACTGAAAATGCACATGGCTAACACGCCGAACATGTCGAACCGGGTTATCTCGTTTTTGAGGATGGTCTTTGCATACGCCTTGGAAAACCAGATGGTGGACTCGAATCCATGCACAGGCATCCGGCGGCACGTAGAGAAAAGGCGCGATCGGTACATCACCGATGCTGAGTTCGCGAAGATCTGCGAGAAGGCGAGCCCGAACATGCGGGTCATCTATGAGATGTGCTACCTGACCGGCCAACGGATCAGCGACGTGCTGTCCATCCACCTTTCAGATATCAGTGAGGAGGGTATTGCGTTCAAACAACAGAAGACCGGCGCGCGGCTCATAGTTCGGATGAGCCCGGACCTTGAAGCATTGGTGTCGCGCATCAAGGCGCTGCCCCGAACAATACGAGGGATGACGCTTTTCTGTTCTCCTCGAGGAGGAAAGCCAGTCCATTACAGCTCAGTGAAAGACGCTTTCAAGCGCAACTGCAAGGCGGCTGGGGTTGTCGGCGCAACGCTGCACGACCTCAGGGCGAAGTCGCTCACCGACACCGACAAGCAAGGCAACAACGCCCAAAAGCTTGGTGGCCACACTGACCCGAAGATGACGGCGCGCTACCTGCGACTGCGTGAAATCGACATCGCCGAGCCACCAACAATGCCGAAAAAATCCCTGTAGTATTAGACAATTGCCCCGTGTCAAATAGACAAGCAGAGTCAAAGCCTTTGAATACCGACGTTTCCAGCCACACCCCAATGATGCAGCAGTATCAGCGGAGACGGGCTACAGGCCGCTAATTTCACGGCCTGTAGCTCTAGGCTGTCTAAAATCCAAGGGCGAATTACGCGCAATTTGGACCAATGAAATCAAATAGGCCCGAGGTGGTATTAGACACCTCGGCGCCATCCCTAGGCGTCCTGCCGACCGAACACAATCCCATGCATCAATGGAAAAAGGCGGCGTAAATCGCCAAAGCGCCAGCGAACACGGCTCCAAGAACAAAAAGCGCGCCGGCGACATACAGCAGCGTGAGGGACTTCGAGCCGCTCGAATCACCGCGGAGCTTGTGCGTACGATTTACATTTGCCATGTGATTCACCCACAAAAATAGGAAAATTCATTATGGCATCTGATGAGGCGCGATGTCTTTGATCATCACGCGCGCGCCGATATTGACATCCTGTCTTGAGTGCTAGGGCTGAAATAAAACTGTGACGTTCCTATGCCAGCCTTATAGTAAATCTGGATTTGCGATCCAGCGGCCAGGTCGCCCAAGTCCCACGATGCATTAATAAACCGCTCACCATTCGCGCCAGCAAAATGCTGAGAGTAGCCATCCACGTTTACAACAATCTTCGAGTTTGGCCGGGGCGCGCCCTGGTCCAAGCTCAGGCTGACATGTACGGATTTAAGTCCGCCATCAGGCACAGTGAAGACCCCTGTAATTGTGTTGTAGCCTACAGCGAAGCGGTTGTTACCTGGTGTATTCGGCTTTATTTGAAATGCAAGAGGAGCAGTTGAATCACCGGACGCAATGGACTGGAATAGTGCGTAAACATCCACTATCTTTTGGTAGCCGAATGAGAGTCGTCCACCAATAACCGAATCGAAGCCCTTCATAAGCCCTTTGCCGAAGCTGTGCTCATCGACGACTATGTCGCATGAGGCTGAGCCAACCAGGACATTAGGAACAGTCCGGACACCTGTAAAGTACATGGTGTTATGAGTTGCGGTTATTTTACCGGTAAAATCATTCTCGCACTGGATCAGCGGCGCAATGTTCTGCGAGTGGTATCCGTCACAGTTGTGCAGCGTTACCGAACCTGAACCACTAACCAGTGACCCGATGCCCTCAGGATTCCAGAATCTGCACACGGGGCTCGCTGATTCAATGGTCGTGGTGGCGTCGATTTTCCCGTAGCGGTTTCCAACGAGCGGGCTGGCGATAGGTCGGTTGTCGAACAGAAGCCCAGTGATGACATCGGTGATTAACGCCTGACCGCCTTTCATATTCACGCTGGCGCCAAAGTTTCGAATACCGGTGCGCGGGAGATTACCCCATTCGTAAGCTGCATCTGCGGGAGGGTGTCCTGCCCCGCTGACTGCGTTTACCGAACTTAGGTTCACAACTGTCTGAGTCCCGATCACTTCGAAAGCTGTTGGGCAATTTACCGAATCACAACCGGAAAGAGTGCACTCCGAGATCAGCGCGTCGGGTTCCGATCTTCGGCCGATTCGCGTTCCAAGCTGAGCGGCAACTGTAGTTAGTCCATCAATCTTCCATTGACTCGCGCCAGCTCCGTTATCACTGTATATAGCAACTGCTGCGGCGTAGTGAATCCTATATCTGGCACTAACAACGAGGCGCCCGTACATCCTGAAGTCGTTGAAATTTCGGAATGAGATAACTGATTCTTGGCCGTTAGGATCACCGGTAGACAGGCCTGTAAGTGTGCCTCCACATACAAATGTCATGCCGTTAGGCTGGTCGAAATCAACGTGTGTTGCGCTATAGTTGCCAGGCCAAATCAACGGTCGGCCAAGCTCCTTGGCCGCGGCGAAAGCAGCATGGATAAAGTCTGTACTGTCAAAAGATGAGCCCAAGAGATTGATTGCGCCATAATCCTCAGGGTAAACGCCGATCCCTTGGAACGCCTCGGCAGCGGTCCGCCCCCGATAACCAATCCCGTTCAACCCAAGATCCGCCATAATCTTGTTCGAAAGATCTTGAAGTGTGTGGACAGATCCGTCAGGGAAAATATAGCTGACGTTTTCAGCGTCGAATTCCGGAGCTACTACGGTCACTGGCTTAACTCCTGATCATCAATAAGCACTATTTCGAAAGAGCTTCAAATGCTCGCTCGCATCTCAATCCGCGGCCCGGCTAATCTGGTTCGCGTACGCCTGGCACGCCCGCAGCGCGATCAACCCCCGGTCGCCGGCGTCGGTGATGGCGATAATTCTTTGAGCATGCGCTGGGTCAAGTTGGGCTCTTGTTCTTCCATGAACCATGCCGCTGGCGCTGGAGGCGGCAAGCACTGGGCTGCAACTGGCTGAATCGTCGAGGAGGACTGACAGCCGGACATCAGCAGTAGCAAGGCGATCGCGCAGGCGATCCTGGTTTGTTTGAGCATCGCTCAGTTCCTTGTGGTGGGTTTGGTCGTTGGCGGTCAGCTGTTGCTCCAGGGCGAGGCGCTTCTCTTGGGCGGCCTGGGCCTGAGCCGCGGCTGCGCGACTAATCTCGGCCAGGTCGGCTTGGTGAAGACCGGCCTGCTCGGCTAGCTGCTTGCCCATCCGCCATTCCTGAACCTGCCAGGTCACGCCCGCAGTGCCGCCCATTAGTGCTATGGCCAGCACCACCAGGCCTGCCAGCTTCTGCACCGGAGTCATGCGAGAGCCCGCCGCACACCTTCAGCCAGCACCGCATCCGGGTAGGAAAACCCTGCGTTCTCGTGATGGATGATCGCTTTGACGAAACCCGCCATAACCGCCGGCTGACTCAGATCCACTTCGGCGCCAGGCCGGGTACCGGTGTTCGCCTCCACCGCGCGCACGTAGGCGGCCGTGTCGTTCTCCGCCGCCGGCGCCCAGCGGCTGATGATCGCTTTCACGGTCTTGAGCCCGTGCTTGCGCTGATAGGTCAACAGCAGCTTGCTAAGCGCGCGGATCCCGTTCTCCGGCGTATCGAACCGAGCAAAGCGCTTCTCGATAGCCGGATCGGGCTGGAGCTGCCCCTGCCAATGGTTGGCCGGGTTGTAATCAATATTGCCAGGGTTGCGGTTGCGCACCCCACGGGTTTCGGTGGAAGGCATAGGTTTCTCCAGGCAAAAAAATACCCGCTTGTTGGCGGGCGGCTTCACAGCTCAAGTCAGACCGGCGAAGCGGGCCAGTCGGGCGCAGAAACGGTAATGTCGACGGCCTGGAGCGCCCGGTAATAGGTCTGCCACTTCTTCGCAAGCTCGGTTTCTGAGGGCGTGGCGTCACCAAGCTGCAGAGAGACCAATACCGGGGCCATAGCCTGAGACGCTTGGCTGAGCAGAGCGTCTTGTTGCCGCTTGTTCGTCGCGGCCACCTCTTCATCACTTGGCGCAGGCGGGTCGATCAGAAACGGCAGGCCTTCATCGTTATGGCTCCTGATCTTTGCTGGATCAGGGTTGGCGATCACCGAGTAATATCGGTCCTCCGTGATCTCAACCGCGTCATCAGGGATGTCAGAGTTGTAGCCCACGATATAGGTGCTGCCGGTGGTGCGACTATAAAGACGCTGCATGATTAATCCCTTGATTAGTTGCCGATAGCCACGTAGCGAGCCGACATGGCCGAACCGTACGCCTGCGCCAATCGAATGCTGGAGGTGCTGATGGGGGCAGCGTTGCAGGCGAGTGCGTTGTTGTTTACGGCGTCTGATCCTGCTGCAAGGCACCAAAGCAGGTTGTTCGCAAAGGACACAGGCAGCGCCTGTGTTAATGGCACTCCTGAAGCCAGCGAGGCGACCACTCCCCACTGCACGCCAAACCCACCTGCCCAGCTAGGGAAGATGATGTAACCATTGGTGGAGATGCTGAACAGGAAACCGTTCTTCAGCTTCTTCGGAGTTACAACAGTCGCGTCATCAGTGCCGGCGTTGGTCTGCGCCTGGGTGGCAATTTTCGAAATACCGGCGAGAAGCTCGGTGGCCTGCGAGTATCCAGAGGAAATAAGTCGCTTGATCGCAGTAACGAGCTGATTGTTGGCCGCCTTGTCTAGCGGTATTGCAGGCGTTACTGCCGGATCGGCAATCACGGCGATCACTTCTTCTTGAACGGCGTTCAACCATTCATCCGTAACAACCGTCGCTTGGACGCCACCAACTGGATCACCATCGGTGAAATGGTTATCGACTGTGGCGCCTGGCCCGTCAATTCTGTGCATGCGTCAATCTCCATAAGCGAAGAGCGCGATCGTGTGCGCTGGCTTCAACTGATTTATTTTGCATTCGAGGGACTCGTTCCCCCAGGTCCGTAGCCGCTCGCCGGCGGCGGAAAGTCCGGCGCGGAAGGCCGTGACACTGACCTCTGGCGCCCTTACGAGCCAAGTGAAAGCCCAGGGCCCATTCGTCAGCGCATCGCCTGCTCGAGAAAGACCGGCGCGGAACGGCTTAAATGTTTCAATAGTCACGGTGTAACCGAGCGCAGCGGCAATTTCGATGAAATACGCGGAAGACTGCCCGCCAGTGCTGGCGAGCTTTGCTAGGAGAGCGTTGCGGCGCCCCTGCAGTGTATCCTCTAGAACGCCGGAGCACTTATCGGGCAGTCCCGCCACTCGCTCCCAGTCGCTGAGCAGTTCATTTGAGGTCGCAGGTATTGCCTCGACCGGTAGGCTTTCACCGCGATCATCAACACGAGCAAGCTCGATAGACATTCCTTCGAGAAGATCATGCAGCGTGGTACCGGCCTCCCTTGGGAATGCCTGACCAGGAGGCAGCAGCGTTTTCAGCTGCTCCAGGTAGTCGGCAGCTGTCGGCATTACGCCTCCTTACAAGCTGGAGAAGGTGATTGTTCCAGGAACAGCCATGTGGCCAGTTGCGTGCGCAACGTCTGCCGTTGGCGACGTAATAGCGTTGTCGGACTCGCCGGCGGCAATTGATACGGCCTCCCGCAGACGGCTTATCAGTATCGGCCCGCCGGGCTTCGAGTCGCGCACGATCAGATCGGCGACCTCTGCTCTCACTGCTGCCTGCACAGATGCCGTATTTGGCGACAGCTTTACCGTGATGTTGAGCATGTCTTCTACGGGGGCGCCCACGAATACTTCGGCAGTTACCGGGCATCGGGCATCAATGTTGGCCTGCACCTCGGCAACCTTCGCAGGCGTCGGGATGAGGTTGGTCTCGCCGTCGCACACAAACAGCACAGTTACCGTGCCGGCGCCCATTTGCAGAGGATATACCCAAACACGCGTTACGCCGGGAACCTCCAACGCCCACAACTCGTAATCGGCCGCCGATCCGCCATGTGGGGGCTGGCGAATTCGCTGTAACAGGCGCGAGAGCAATTGAGGGTCGGTTTCAACATCAAGGCCGCCTTCGATATCCGCGAGCGCCGATCCCGTAGATTGCACGCCAGCCACCGGTGACAAAAGAAACAGCGGCGTACCTGCCGGTGAATCGCCAGCTGCTCCGGCCTCCACAGCGACAACGGTCACCTGCAGCGTGGTCCCGGTGAAAACTCCGTCAGCCAAAACGCGATACTGGACACCGTCCTGGCGCTGCAGGATCGTTCCAGCGAGAATCGTCGACCCCACCGCTCCGCTGAGCAGTGCTGGTCCGGTGGAATAATCCGCCGCCTTTCGGAACACCTTCCAAATAGCCGCCCACCGCTCGAGATACTCTTTTTCGGCGGTATCGATAATCGCCTGACGGGCTGCCCATTCAAGGAACCCGTACAGCATATGAACGGCGCCAGCCTCGGATCGCCCGATTATGCCGAGCAGGGAACGACGCAGCACCGCGCTCTGCACGCCGGTCACGCGTCCACTGATATCAGTGATTACCCGGTCAATGAGTTCCGGTAAGGTAGGTCGAGCAAATGGCATCAGGCAGCCCTCTTGCCGGCCTGAGCCGACCATTCATAGTTATATCGGTAGAGAACCGCTGGGCCGGCTGGCCGGTCGATGTTGATCTCCAGCAGCATCACGCCCAGCGAATAGAACGAAGCGGTGATGGTGATGGTTGTGGCGACCATGTCGTCGATCATCCAGGCCAGAGCCTCGCGGCAGTACTGCTCAGCCCTACTGAGGATCTGCGGCAACTGCTTCTCACGCGCCAGCAACCAGAGCAATGAACCGGTCTGATCGGTGGCTGACGCGTTGTTGATGTCGCCCCAGTAGCCACGCAAGTCATCCTGCGAGTACTCCGACGGAATCTGATCGGCGCTCGCCCGGCGATCGGTGAACAGGCTGATAATTACGGCTGTTTCCAAACCATCATCACGTTCAAGGTCGAAACCAAACAGCACCAGATCGCCGCCGAACTCGGTCATAACCATTGCGGCATCGGCCATTAGTTGGGTACTCCTGCGCCGCTATTCGAGTGGGTGTGCGTACTGTCAACCCGCTTGCCATTGTTCGTGATCATCCCATTGGATTCGATGTTCCCCTGGATTCTCACATTGCCGATGATTTCGATTTCCGGGGCAACAATCTGTGCCTTGATCACAGCAGTGACCTTTACCATGTCGCGCAGCAGCTCGATTTTGTTGCCGAGGTCGTCGTACATTGCGACCTCGCCAGCCAGCATTGGGATGCGGTACCGGCGATCATCGATGACCAGCACAATGCCCTGCTCCCGGTTGCCACCGACGGCAGCAAACGCAACATCCCCGCCAAGCGGGTGACTGGTGAAACCGTAGTTTTGCATGCGTTCGACACCATCACGCAGCTCGCCCTTCAACAACTCAACCTGCAATTGCTGCCGACCGTTTGCATCATTGACGTCGCGCAGCACTCCCCGGGCGAACATCATCATCACGCGGTTGCCGATATCGCGAATCGGGTTACCCATCTTTCTTGTCCTCTTCCCCGATGGCTTCCGCCCAAATATTTCGCCCGCCCTTCTTTCCTGCTTTCCTTTTTTTGGAATCAGGGGGCTCAGGCGAAAAGGCCTGTGGGCTGACGATGTCGAGTTTCGTTGTGGTGCCGCCTTCGCCACGCTCGTAGGTGGCCTGGCGGATGATCATTTGCCCGTCCAGACGCAACCACGATGACTTGACCTGCACCAGCATCCCAGCCTCCCAGAGGGGGCCGCCTGGGCTTTGGCGCCAACCTTGGACGGTGATGGATGCAGACGCCGACTTGCCGAGGCGGCTGTTAGCTTCCCACGTAGCGCGCTCCTGGGCGCTGCTGCTCGAGCCACCGGACTCGGCTACTACAAGTAAGGGCCGGTAGCGCCTGATTCCGCTGTCACTGGCGCCTCCTTCGATGTGGGCCTCGGTATCGCCTTCGCTGTCAGGACTGTATGCGGCCTGCCCTTTGACCAGGTAATTACTGAATCGCTGGCTGTGATCGATGCTGCCCGATGCGTTGAGAATGTTTTCGCCCTGAACCAGGCCAACCGTTGCCCGTTTGTTTCCGGCCCGGGTGATCAGCAAGCCGCCGGCGCCATCAGGCATCAGCAACAGCCGACGCTGCCTGGCATAACGCTCGATCGCCTCGAATGCCGTCTCCCCCTGCTGCAACTTGCAAACCGAAAACGCATCACCCAGCGGCACATCCGCCGAAACGCCGACGCCGAACGGCTTGGCCAAGATTTGGGCGAAGCGCAGAAGATCTATATTCTTCCACTCGTCCGGGGTGTGGACCGCGCTGCAATCAATCAAGTCGGCGGTCCGATCGCGGCCTTGAATGTTGATGGTGTGGTCATTGGCGCTGAACGACGGTTTGAAGATATCGACATAACCAATCACCATCACGATCCCGCCCAGCCTCACCTCGCACCGGTCTCCCGGAATAATCGGCCACGGCTCCGTTTGAGCGGCCACGCCTTCCTCTCCCTCCCAGCGCTCAGTAAGCGTTACGGTGAACGCCCCTGAAGAAGCATCGACCGCCCTCGTGACACCTATCTGAGTCCATCCCGCATAGTTCATCCCGTTGACCAGCAGCTCCAGGTCATCCATTTGCAAGAACCTCAAGCTGTTTCCCACCCGTCAGGAAGCCCGGGCGGCGCGGATCGTTGCGCGTGACGATGTCTTCGGCACGGCTAGCATCGCCATAGAGCTGATAGGCCACGACCAAGGAGGGGAGTGTCTGCCGTGGGGAATACGTCGCAAGACGCGGCAGGTCCTGCTCGGGATTCGGTACCGCCTGTACCACGGCGGTCCGCAAATCGGTGACTGCAACGTAGACAGGGTCACTGATCGTTCTCTCGCTCTCCTGATCCAGGCTGTCCGCGAGTTCGGTCCGCACGGCAATTGCAGCTTCGTAGCTGTCGTATTTCGTCGGTGCGGACGTGGTTTTTGTGCCTCCGTTTGAAACGTTCTCAGTGGTCTGCGTTACCACCGCTGCTACCGCCGCCTGTGAGATGGCCGCCTGACGCACCAGACCGGCCACGGCATTGTTGTTCTTCACAACCTGCTGACGGCTCGGTGTCTTTGTGCTGGATCCGCTGTCATCGCTTGAGAAGTATCGGCTGTACAGGCTCGTCAACATTCCGAAGGCGCTACCTCCGAAGGCAGATCGGATGCTACTGATCGCGTCGACGACGCGGGCAGCCAACTGAAACGGCGCCTGGATAAGATCGAATGCATCAGCGCCAATACTTTTGACCTTGCCGTAATAGTCGGACACCGCCTGGATGTCACTCGAAACGATGAATTCGGGCGAGCTCAGAAAATCGCTCAAGCCCTGGAGTTGCGATGTCGCTGCATCAGCCACGAACGACGGGTAACCCTTTGTAAGGAAATCCGAGACAAAATTTTCTTTTCCAACCTCGGTTACTTCGCCCGCCTTCGCGCTGATGGCGTTGACGTTGTCGACCTTTGCCGAGGGATACGACGCCTCGCCCGCTTCGAGGAACGTCATCGTGAGGGTGCACTTGCCACCCTCGTCCGACGTCTCGCTGACGTTGAGTCCACGGCAAACCACGGTCAACTCGCCGCGATACGGGTGGACGAGCACACCTGGCCCCGCCTGCTCGCAGACCTTGATCAGTTCTTCGCGGGCAACATCGTACTCTTTGCCCAGCAGGTAACCGGTGATGCCGAACTCCCGAGACTTGCGTCCAAGGTCTTCGGTGTAGGGGATATCGCGCTGCGCTGTTTCGTGAACCGCCTGGCGTCGGCCGTGACTGCTGTCTGCCGTGGCCACAAAAAAGCCCACGCCGCGAAAAGTCGCGGCGCGGTAGTTGTCTCTCCAAGCCATGGGGAGCTCCGGTTATGGGGCCATCATCGAATAGCCAATATCGGTATCGAACGTCGCGCCCTGGCTGCCCTCGGTTTTAACCTTGGAACCCGCAGGCACGTTGTTCAGGTCGACCTGTACCCTCACCGCCTGCGGTGGTGGTGCAATTTGCTGGGCGGCATCCCGGCCTATCTGCGCTGCCCGACGGCCTAGGTCTGTGTTTGCCGCAGCGGTTCCGGGCGCCGACAAAGCGCCGTCAGGGTTGCCAGTACCGGTCGCCGACGTGCCTTCTTGCCCAACGGTTACGCTCGCCCCATCGATCCCCAGCAATTCCTTGGCCCAATCGGGAAGTCCGTTCTTGATGGCCGAAACCGCCTCGTTTATTTTCGCCCCCAAAATAGCGCCGAGGTCCCAGCCCGTCAGGTATTTGATCAGACCGTTGAAGGCCTCCATCATGAGCCGGACAGGGTTGTACTCGAGCCAGACTTTGACGATTCCGTTGATGATCCCGTCAGAGAATGCAGCTTTGACACGGCCCCATTTCTCTTCGAAGAACTTCGCAATCGCGTCCCAATTTTTGTAAACGACATAGGCCGCACCAGCGATCGCTGCCACAGCTAAAAGAAACCAGCCCACTGGAGTTGTGAGCAATGCAACACCGACCCCCTTGAGCGCGACGGCCAGGCTATAAAGGCTCACGACAAGCCCTCCCCCGATGTACAAGCCAAGCGCAGTTAGGACCAGGTTCGCCGCGCCAAACGTGTCGGACAGCGATTCGAAAATCCTGATCACCGGCTGCGCACCGTCATACAGATCACCCAGAAAGCCAGTGACCTTCTCGATATTGCCGGGCAGGTTCTCAGCGAACGCAGTGGCAAAGGCTTCAATCTGTGGCCGGTATTTGACGATGGTTTCAATCAGCCTGCCGCCGAGCTTGTTCAACTGCGGAACCAGAGCGCTTCCGATCGTGTTACCCACGCCACTCAGTGCAGCATGCAAGGTATCCAGGGTATCGCCAAAGTTCTCGCCCTCACGAACCGCGCTATCGGAGATCACCAAACCCAGGCGCCGAGCCTCGTCTGCCATTTCCTTGATGCCTGCACCGCCACCACGGATCAGCGGCAGCAGTTCGGTTGCGCTTTTTCCGAAGATCTTCACAGCAGCCTGGGCCTGGAGTGATGGGTCTTTGATCTTCGAGATACGATCAACGAAGGTATCGAAGAGCGCGTCCGAACTCTTAAGCTTGCCGGATGCATCCTTAATGTTGATCCCCAGGCCTTTGAACATCTCCTTGAGTTCTTTCGAGCCTGCCGTGGCAGCGCCGACGTTGATCTGCATTTTCTGCAAAGCGCCGCCGAGAGTTTCTGCGGATGACCCTGTCAACTTCGCCGCAAAGCTCAGCTCCTGGAACCGCTCGCGGCTGATGCCGGTCCGCTCCGCTGTATCACCTATTGCACCTGTTGCATCCGCGAAGCCTTGGAAGAACAGGTTTAATGCCGCGGTTGTAAGCCCGAGGGTCGCCCCCAAACCAAGTAGCCTTTGGGTACTTGATGCGACCGCGCGACCGACTCCGCCAATGGCGCCGCCAACATTCTTCAGGCTATTGGTGAAGACCGGCAGACCAACCCGATCGAGCGCCCCGGTAATGCCGGCGCTGGCTGCCTTGACCTTGCCGAAGATTCCCCGCAAAGGGGCAGTTACCCGGTCGACGGCCTTGATAATTAAGCTTAGGGAGTATCCTTTGTCTGCCATTCAACCCATTCCTCGGTGCGCTCAAGCCACCAGTTCAGCTCGTCGAAATCCATCTCCATGACTTCCGACGGCTGAACGCTCATAACCTTGACGACGACTGTTACACCTCCTTCCCACCCCCGAGGTGCTTCAGCAAAAAATCGCGGGCCTCGCCGATGACGGCGGCCTGATCGTCCTCGCTCAGCTCGTCGAGCAACGCAGGAGGATGGCCAACCATCTTGGCGCCGAGGTCAATCAGCGTGGCAAAGTCCATGTCCGCTCCGCCGTTGCCCTTGCCATCGGAAGTGATACGCAGCGCGTGACCACGAAGGTATTTCAGCTTGCGGGTGACGGTCAGCTCGGTAAAAGAATCTTTACCGAAGGTGACCTGCTCAGCCAGTTGCAGAACTTTTTCCTTTGCCATTACTTCACTTCCTCGGCAGACATGCCTTCAAATCGGCAAGCGATGTTGCCTTCTTCGGTGTTGCCGGTGCCCTCACCCGCGTACCAGGCTTCACTCAGGGAGATGACCTTGCCGTTGGAGAGCTCCAGCGTGATTGTGGCGTCGTCGAGCGTGACCAGATCTTCGAGGCTGAGCTCGTTGCGATCGGTGATCTCGCCTTCAACGAAGGGAACCTGAGGGGTCTCCTTGTAGCCATGGACCGTGTCGGCACCCACAACGCCTTCGCGTTTGGGTTTGCCGAGGTTGTAGGTGAAGTTGCCCTTGGCGAAATAGATGTCGCCATTGACCTTCAAGGCGATGATTCCGCCGATGCGGTTTTTACCTGCCATGTGTTTATCTCCTGGCGGTCGCCGTTACAGGCGGAACTGAATTTTGTTGGCGACGATGCGCAGTTGATTGACCAGGTCCGGCGGCAGCAGCACGTCCATGCGGTTCGGGTCGCTTTCGTTTCGCTCGCCGATCAGGTTGGCTTTAAAGTCGGCCATGTTTTCGACCAACCCCAAGCGCTCCCACTCGCGGAACTTCGATACGGCTTCGGCCTTCATCAGCACCGGGGTGACAACCGGCTGGCCGATGCCATAGCGAGTGCCGTCGTTCGCCAATTTGTGACGCGGGTACTTGCGCAGGATGTAGTCGCGCCAGTCGTGACGGATGTACATCAGGGTGAACAAGGTTTCGCTGTCCAGGTAGCTGATGTCAGAGGCGCCGGCGGTGTTGGTTTTGTAAGTGGTGATCAGCCGTTCGACGACCATGGTGCCGTCATTGTTGACCTTGCTCGTGGCGATGCCATCGAACAGCAGCAGGTTGCGCTCTTGATTGGTGAACTTGTCGGCAGCCGACGGCGCCAGGCACCACGCGTATTGCAGGTTCTGAATCGGGCGGGCAGGATCAATCGCAGCATAGAGAGCGGCAATGGCCATGGTTTCGGCCGCCTTCTCATACGCAGGCATGGGCTCATCGTTGGCCATCATGATGACCAGATGCTGGTTGTTGTGAGCATCACCTAGCGCCCCCAGCGAACCTTGCGTACCGCGCGCCGCAGTGAAGGCATGCGCCTCGATTTCGCGATCCCAGGCGAAGCGGCTGTTGAGTTCGGTCTTCACAGTGGCCAGTGTCGCTGCGTCGGAATACGGCAAGCCCCAGACCTGGAACCATTCATCCCCCAGGGCGGCGAGCGCGGCGCCCAGATCCGGATTGCCGGAACCGCCAGCGAAATCGCTAATGGTCACGGCGACACCCGCGGGGAGCGTCTGCCCGGTGTAGTAATTCACACGGGCATTGAGAGTATTGCCCGCCTCGCCTTTGTGTCGACTGGTAAGCGTGACGGTGCCAGTTGCGGCAGTGGCGGTGACCGGCATGTCATCAGCTGCAGTGATAGCCGCGACCACGGCAGTAGCGATGGCCGTCGCGGCATCGCCGCTAATCACACCCACGGACACACGGCGACCAGCAATCATCAGCTCAATGGTGCCCGAAGCAGTTGCAGGACCGGTGAATGCCAAGGTGGCAGTGGCCGCAGCGCCGGCAACATTGTCGACCACAGGCAGCACTTGCAGCTCAGTATAGGTGTCGATGGCCATCGCGGCGCGAACCATACCGGCCAGCATCGATCCTTTACCGAACTGCGTATCGGCCTGGGCTGGGCTGGTGATGCGAATCAGGGTGTTGGCAGAGGCCGGGCCGGAGGCGAGCTTTTGACCGATCAACAATCGGCGAAAGCTGACAGGTTGAGGCCCGCGTACCGCCTTGCTGTTGTCGATTTCGCTATACACACCGGGCTTGCGAAGAGCGCCGGCGCCAGGGATCGTATCCATTCCAATGGTCATTGTTTTTCACCCTTGGTTTCGGCCTGTACTGCAGCCTTTTCGATAACGACGTCACCGGCCTTTTCCTTGCGGATCCAGTAACTGTTCAGTTCTACAGGCAAGCCTTCCGGCTTGATCTGCTCATAGGTGTCTGGATGTCGCACCAGGCGGCCCTCGGCCGGCTTCACGAGCACACGCGTGGTCATGGGTTCAGGTCCTCGATGATGGTTTTGGCGCGGTCAGCCGGATCCGGCTGCGCGTTGTTCAGGCTGTACTCAGTCGCCACCGTGTTCAGGTCCGGCAGGCTTTCGTTGAATAGGTCGTCGGGGTGACGGTCGAAGTACTCGGCCTCGAAGATGAGGCGACAGGCGCCAGTCAATTGCTCCGACTGATCGAGCAGTACCATGCGCGAACGCACGTATCGCAGGTCATTGACGGTGTCGCCAAGGGTGTCATCCATGAGCAGCAAGCGCTCGACTTGTCGAGCCAGCGTATCAAGGGTGTCGTCCAGCGCATCGTTGCCCTCGGCATGGATCTCGACCACCAACTCAACCCGGCGCCGGTACTCCCGAGGCGCCTGGTTAAAAATCTCACCAACCTCGTCCATCGTGTAAACGATGATCGCGGGGAGTTCGCTCTGCCATCCATTGGAAATCAGCGGCCTCACTCGACTGGCATAAACACTGGAACCTGCGTTGGTGGCGCCCAGCAGCACCGCAACAGCCTGCTTGCGGATCAGTTGTCGCGGGTGGGCCATGGCTATGCCTTCCGTAAAATGATCGTCACGCCGGCCACACCATCTGGCTGGACATCACTGATCTGGTACAACTCGCCACGAGCGCGGACGCGATCACGGTTTGTTGGCTTGTTCGGGAGATCGATCAGGCGGACACCGAGGATTGGGTTCTGGCTCGATACCGGCGCGCCAGTCTCCGGATCAACTGTGACGTGTGTGCTGTCGAATACCGCCTGGGCCAGCGCCACGCCCGGCGCTACTCCGTCAGTCAACCAGTAAACGGCGCCATCAGGATCGATGGCGGCAGAAGGCTCGCTGAAGGTACGAATCGACACGCCAAGCATGCGCTGGGCCATTGAGGCCCAGCTCATTTATGCCACCGCCGCCGGCGCGGACACGCCGTTGAGTCGGCAGATACCGGTAGTAGATGGGTTGGCAGCCACCTCCGTGGCAACGCCGACCAACACCAGGCCTGTGGCCGAAACGTTAGTCAGGGCGCGACTGGTGGTGTTCATGTAGATCAGTTCGCCGACAGCCCAGGCTTGCGCGCTGATTTTCGTCAGCGCAAATACGCCACAGAGCTTGAGCACCACCTGGGCGCCAGCGTCTTCGGTAGTGGCGGCAACGCCCACAATCGCGCCTACTTTGTAGAGCTCGCCCGAGACGGTGCCGCCGGCCGGTGCAATGACAGTAAGGCAGTCGCCGTGCTGGATGAAAGTCTTCATGCAAGGTCCCCTTTAGAGACAGAAACTGGAAAACGAAAAGGGCGCCACGCGGCGCCCTTTTGGGTTTAATTCGAACGATAGGCTTACGCGCCCGGGTTCTTGTAAGCGCCGCGGTAATCGATCCAGCCAGCGCCGAACACCAGGCGGGCTTTGATTTCCATGCCGTCGACTTCGAAGCCTTCGCGGGTTTCGGTGAATACGCCCTGCTCGCCTTCCAGGTAGGCATATTCAAAGGTATCGATGGAGCCCGGAGCCGAGAACAGATACCACTGGTTGCCGGTGATACGAGCGTCCACGATTACCGTAAGAGAAGCGTTGCGCACATCGTTGATGTCTGCATTCTTCGCCGGCACGTAGACCGAACTGGTGAACTGGAACGCTTCCAGTTCTTTGTCCGGACCGACAACCAGGAACTCTGGCGACAAGTTGAGGAACTCGCCGGCTTTCGACTTCTGCTTGCGCATAGCAGCGCGTGCGGCCGCCAAGGTGGTGGTGTTGATTGCGCCACCGCTGGCAGCAAGGTTCCCATGGTCAGCGTGGTAGAACGGAACGCCATCGGTGAAGTTAGGATTACCCAGCAGCAGCGCCCAAACCACGTTGGACTCCGTTGCAGCGGCCGCATTACCCAGAGCTGCCGGGATGCGAGTCAGGGCGCCCAGATCATCGTTCACGATGGTTTCCCAGGTGATGGCGATGATCTTACCGAACTTGGCGACTTTGATCGGCGCACCGTCTTCGGACAGCGTGCCGTATTTGTATTCTCCGTGTTCCTTGACCTGCTCCAACGCAGCGATGTCGCCCAGGGCAGCGCGAGTCACGGCACGGAAATCCGGCACCGTGGTCTGACGGCCCAAGGGACGCCAGGTCTGTGGCGCGTTGGTGTAGGCATCGCGCAGGGTGCGATTGACGGTGCTGCCCAAGAGCAGCGGGAAATCGCTGGTGCTGTGCATGCCCGCCGCGCGAACGGCTTGACGGTCGCAACCCAAGGCCGCGCGGGCCAGTTCCTGGGGGGTCATGCCGCGAGCGTTGCCTCCAGCCATCTCGACGAACTCGCGAGCCATGTCGACCAGGCGCATCCCGCGGAACTCGCGGCCGGTTTCTTCCAGCTTGATGTTCGAGTCGCAACGATGCAGCAGCGCGTTCTGCATGGCAGAGCGCTTGGCATTGAGGACGGAAACGTCCAGGCCACCAGTCACATTGGTCGGCTGACTGTTGCGAGTTTCCGACTGATCCTTGTTTTGACGCTCGGCCAGCTTGTCGATCAGAGCTGCACTCGCATCCGCTACCGGAACACCGCGAGCAATCAGGTCTTCCACGAACACTTCGTCATCGAGCTGCACCTTGCGCGCCATTGTGCGGATGGTGAGGCTGCGCAGGCGCTCGGCGTCAGCGGCTTCACGGCGAAGCTTGTCATCGGCCGCGCGCTTCTCTTCTTCGGTCATTGCATCTTCCTCTTGGATAGTAGGCACGGCGGCCGGTTCTACGGTCGACGATTGAGCCGACCGAACTTCAAAAATAGTGTTGAATCGTTGGCCTTCGTACTCAGCCGGGGTTTTGGCGCTACGGACCTTTGCGCCGTCGTCGAAGCCGATCGGAACGAGCGAGAGCTCCAGCGGCTCCCAATCGACTGCGCGGTAGGTGGGGAGCTTGTCGTCTTCTTCCTCGACCACCTCGTAACGGTGCACGGCGTAGCCGACGCTGATGTTTCGGAGGATGCCGTCTACGACATCCTTGAAGACCACATCCGCATCATCACGCTTGCTGAACCGGACCAGAGCGTGGCCCTCGCCACCCTCAAGCCATGCCCGCTCGACAACCGCCAGTACTGCACTCAGTTGGTACTGGTTATGGGTGTCGAGCAGCGGCGCGCCGTTGTTGAGCCGATCAAGACGAACCGCGCCTTCGCTGACATCAAGCTCTTCCATATAGCTGCCGACGTCCCATGACCAGCGACGGCCTTTAGCGCCGGTTGTCCAGGTCAGTTCAACGGTTCGCGCGTCAATGTCGACCGAGCCAGGCCGCACGGCAGCACGCAGGCTGAGCATCGGCGTCTCATGTGTCTTGCGTGTCATCACCTGGTTCGGAGTTGGCATCGTCTGTTTTCTCTTCTGTGGCTGATGGCTGGCTCGGGGAACCGGCAGCTGCAACTCGGCGCGGGTCGCAATCCAGCACCAACCCGTACTCGTCGATCATTTCGTTTGCTTTCTTGATTTGCTCGGCGTGGCGTTTCGGGTCTGTAATGCCGAGCTCGCGCAAGGCGTCGGGCCAGGTGGTCAGGCCGTTGCGCACGCGGGTGATGACGTTTTCTGTTTCTGCTTTCGGGTCGACCATGTCGCGACGAGGCGGGACCCAGTAGGCTTTGACGTCATCGGTCACACCGCCAGGTAGGAGCACCTGAGCTTCCATGAACCAGCGCCAGACCTGATCGCACAATTGCGGAATCAACATCCGCCACTGCCACACGTCCACCCGACGAGCGAAGTTCAGCCAACCCATTCGCCCACTGGAAAAGTTGACACCCTTGAGGTCCCCGGTAAGCAGTTCATACGGGACGCCCAGGCCGACTGCCATTGCGTGCAGTTGTTGCCAGGAATACGTCGTGTAACCGTTGAATGTCGGCGGTGTGCCGAAGCTCACGCTTTCGCCGAACCCGAGTTCCTGGACGATTCCAGGCTCAACGCGATCAATGAGCGCGGGCTTTTTACCGCCATGCGTACCGCTGTTTTCGTCCTTCGTGACGAACGCTGCGAAGCACGAGGCGATCTTCGCCTGCTCCATTACCGCGTCTTCCATCTCATCGAAGTTGCGCATTCGCTGGATGACCGGCGCCAACCAGCTATAGCCGCGGGCCTGGCCTGGTCGTTTACGAAGGAAGACGTGAATCACATCCTCGGCCGGCACCCTGCGTGATTGCAGGGAACCCCAGACAGCGTTTGCGCCTGGGTGCTCATCGAACAACCAATACGCAACACGGCGGCCAAGAGCGTCGAACTCAACACCTTGAATAATCCGGTTGAGTCCGACGATATCCGCCTTCGACTCGTCGAGGAAGTCGGCCTCCAAAACCTGAAGTTGCACCGGTACGGGCAGACCGTCAGAACTGAAGCGACGGCGCCGACGGACCAAGCACTCACCACTTTCGGCTACTGCCTCCATGATCATGTGCTGCAGGCCGTAGAAATTATCCAATCCGTCGGTATCGCAATCGGTTGTCTCGGCCCAGGCCCTCCACAAGTCCATCAGTCGCAAACCATCACGGTCGCGCTTTGCCAATGGCAGTGGGACGATGCCGGCGCCAACAGCGTTGTCGGCGATCCCCGTAATGCCGCGCTCACCGAACGGATTGTTGCGGCGCTGATCGCGGGCCCGGTTGCGAAGCTTGGCCAGTGCCGGAGCGTTTTCAACGTTGGCATCGGCGCCAGTTGCGCGCCAGCCATCGTTTCGGCGACCGCCCGCAGCACCCTCAAAGCGGCGCTCGATCATCTTAAGCGCCATGTCCGTGCGCGCTTTCTTCAGCCTCATCTCCGAACGCTTGGCCGCGTACCCTGGGAACAGATCGTCAATCATCCCCATGTCAGTACCCCTTCGAAAATGAAGCGTACCGGCGGCCGCCTTCGTTGCAGGCATTCAGTCCAAGCTCGGTCGCCATCAGCTTGAGGATCCGCATCATCTCGTCGAGTGACCGGTAGGTGACGCTCTTGTCGCCATAGCGGACCGACAACGCCCCTTCGGCGATGGCCGCCTGCAGGGCGCTGTATTGCTCGATCGTGTAGGCCATCAGTTTTTATTCCAGTGTGAGGATTTCTTGCGCGGCCGCTCTTCAGCGTCCGGTTCGTTGCCGCCAGTGACCGCTGTCACCAGAAGATCGAGATCAAGCCCGAACCGTTGCTGGCAGATACGCAACGCAGCGAGCGCATACACGAAGCAGTCGAGCGCCTCGTTTCGACGGCCGCCGCTGTCCCAGCGCATCACGCGCCTGCCTTTGGATATGGCTGCTTTCTTCTTTTCGGAAGTGAGTTGCTTCACTTCCGATTCGTCGCAGATCGCGTCGTTGGCCGGCAGGTGAACCACCCCAGGCTGTGACACGCCCGCCTGGGATGCAGCCGTGTCTACGGGGAGCCCCATCCGGCTGTAGAGCAGCTCTTTGGCGTTGTCGGTGCCGACCTCGGTGAGGAAGACCTTGTGCACCTTGTTCTTGGTGCGCGGGAAGTTCGCGATCGGCTTGCCGTAAATGGTCGCGCCACGGATTGGAACAACCCAGTGCACGCCGTGCTTGCGGCTCTCGGCATAGACCTCGTCCGCATAGTGGCCGCCTGCGTCCCAAGTCCAGCGCTCCACCTTCATAATGGTGCCGTCCACGCGGGTGAACTGCCGGTGCAATTCGAGTCCAACCTTGCGGCGCAATTCCTCGCTGGCCGGGTCGCCCATTAGAATGAAGCGATGAACCAGCCAGGCTTCCTCACCAGGACCGAAGGCCCAGACGCGACCCTCGAAACGGTCATCCTGCGTATCGATGCCACCGACCAGGATCAGGCCAAGGGCCGGGACCTGCGGATAAACCTCGCGGCGGCCGTACAGAACTTCCGAGTCGAGCTTCTCGCCCTGATCGTCGTCCCACGTTTCGCCGCGCGTGGTGTTGATGAATGTGATCAGCTTCGAGACGTCGCCTTTCACCTTCAACCATTCTTCAGCCAGGCTGAGCCACGTGCTCCAAGTACTGTAGATCGCCCAGATGCTGAAGCTGACCGAGCGAGGCGTGCGGATGATTTCGTCATCGACGCCAAACCAGTCCATGCCGTCGCGCGTCCATATACCGGTGTGCTCGCAAATCCACCGACCGGACTTTGACGCCTCGACCATTTCGTTGTGCCAGATCACGCAGGCTGCATGCTCACACACGTACCAGGCTTTCTCGGCTTCACCGAGCGAGTTCTTCTCCCACTTCAGCCCGAACTCACAATCCTTTCCGCCCCACTTCAGCGTCTGCTCCTGCCGACAGTGCGGGCAGTTGATGTGAAACTTGAGCAGGTATGGCGATTCTTCGACGGCCTTGGTGATCTGGCAGGAGCCAGCTCGCTTCGGTGTTGAGCCGCGAATTGACTTCGGATAGATCGCACCGTTGAGTCGCTTGTCGCCCAGGGTAATCGGCGCGCCCTCGCCTTCAACGCTTTCGTCAAAGTTCGACAGCTCGTCGTAGATCACCTCGTCAGCGGATTTCTCACGATAGTTGCGCGAGGCCTTGCCGCCCCGGATCCACAGCGTGCGCCGGTTGGCGAAGATCTTCTGGTCGAGCGTGTTGTCGCTGTGCTTGCGCCCGAACCAGGGAGCCAAGTCGCCCAGCACCGGCACGTCACGGATCATGCCGTTGACGTGGCTCTTGCTGATGTCCTCGGCGTCCGGGTCAGTCGGGCTCCACATCATGACGTTGCGGCGCTTGTGCTGGATCTTGTAGCCGATGTTCGCCATCAACAGCTTGGTGTAACCGATCCGCGCCGACTTGATGAAGTTGACGACGTTGATCAGGTCGTTGCCCATGCTGTTCAGGATCGCAACCTGAAACGGCTCGGTCGTCCACTTGCCCTCGTTGTAGGAAGACTCGGCGGACATGTAGAAATTTGCGTCCGCCCATTCGACGGCGGTTTGCGGTGGCTCTTTGTAGAGCGCCTGGAGTCCAAGCTTGATCGACTTGCGCAGATCATTCAGCCATGGACTCAACGTACTCATCTAATAATTCCGGAAGTTGCTCACCAAAGCTGGCGGCAATATTTCGAGCGAGCGCGATCTCCCGCTCCACCGACTCGATGATTCGAGGGTCAACCTCAGGGTGACGACGGGTGACGGTCTTTCCGACGGTGTCCAGTTTCGAGCCGATCTGTGCGGCGATTTTGGCAAGGGCAAATGTGGCGAAAGGGACCGGGACCAACTGCTTGTCCAGCACCAGGTTCTTCTTCTCCTGGGCGATGCGCTGGGCGGCGGTAAGACCTCGACGTTCTTCGAGCAGCTTGTACTCGATCATCGGATCGACGCCTTCGGTTCCCTCACCTGCGGGTTGTTGTTTCCGTTGCGAGTGTTCAACGCGGTTTTCGACCACGTTCTGCACGGTATAGAACGCCTCTCGACCAATGCGTGCGACAGGCGCAACCCCCCATTTGTCAAAGGCTTGCGGGGAAATCCCTAGGCTCGAAGCCATCTCGGATTTGTTCAACCACCCGCGCTGTTTGGTTGTTTCGTTTTTGGCCATGATTAAACAACAACCAACCCCTGAAAAAAGGTCATACATATTTGATGGGCGGGGCCCGAATTACCCGCATGGGGCTGGGGGCCTGGGAAGGACCCAAAGGGGGGGGGTAGCCCCCCCTGCCCTGCCCGTCAGCCCCGGGCTGACGACAGCGCCTGATCCATCGCGCTTGCGAACTCTCGCTCTCGGTTCGCCTTCACGATGTTGTCCGCGATCTTGTAGAACGGAATGATCACTCGATACCCAGGCTCGCTATCACTGAAGACAAAGACAGGTCGGACGGCATCACCGAAGGCTGTCTTCCTCTTCTCCCAGATACCCTGTGTGCCATCGACATTGCCGGCAAAATACTTGTCAGCGTTGCCCTTGCGCTTACTGCGTTTGCTGCCTGTGGCATTCGCCTGCACACCACTGACTGTCTCGGCAGCACCCAGGCCTGACAGGATCTTCATGATCGTGCCGCGTGGTACGTTGCCGAATTGGTTGAGTGCTGATGGTGCCGGGATTGCATACTGCCCTGGCTGCATGAGGCCTTTCGCGATCAAGGCTTTCTCGAAGCGCTTATGTGGACGGCGACCACCCTTCACTGCCTGCTGAAGGTAGGTGTCAGCGGGAACGCCGGAGGTCCACGCATCCTTGAAAAAGGTCCGCGCCTCGGGCTTTTCCTTCTTGGCGACCTGCACATAAAGGCTGTTCATGGTGGTGTTGGTCGGCTGGTCCAGGCGCTGCCGCATTACCGATAGCTCGCCTTTCTTCACCAACACAGCCAGCCGGGTGGCCATCAGCGCGAATGCGAAAGGCAACTGCTTGGCGCCCAATGTACGGAGCGCCTTTGACAGCTCTTCCACCGTGGTGCTGGCACTGATACCTACCATGCCCAACCTCGCCGATCAGCCTTTGGGTCGATCATCAGGCGCATGGCTCTTATCGCAGCCCATGCAGTGCTCGCAATTGAGAGCGCAACACAGCCAGGCTTTTACCGTGAGCCACCAGGTGACCATGAAGATGTGTCGGACGCCAGCCAAGGCCAGAGACGCATGCAGCGTCAGTCCAGCATTGGTCGGGCCGAAGAAAAGCGTCTGGTCGCGAGCCATCACGACAAATCCACTGATGGCGATCGCCGAATAGATCAGCTTGCCTATAATGCCGTCACGAACGCGACCACTCAGCACGCACCATGTTGCCCATAGCGCGATAAGGCCACACGCAATGGAGTTGATCAGCTCGTAGTTCATGGTGGATTACCCCCGCCGAACCGCTGACGGATGAGCGCCCAAAGGTCCGCGGCCTTGATGGCGCGATTAATTGCCGCCAGAAGAGAGCCGCCGAAAGTTCCAAGGAGAAAACCGATGCCGGCGACGATGCTCGGTTCAGTTACACCGAGGTATGCGCTGACCATTCCGGTCAGATACAGCGAGCAGGCCACACCAGTGACCAAAAATATTGCCCAGGCACGCCAATCGGTGAGGTCGTCCTTGTGCCACCAGCTTGCGACGATAGCGCCAATCAAGCCCGCCAAAAGCCATTCAGCTTTGTCGAACACGCGATGCAGAAGATCCATGCGCTCGACTCCGACTGCATGACCGTGTTGGTTCGGCTCCAACAGCACTCCCAGCTTGAAGCAATGGGTGTGGTGGAGCCGAAAACGAAAAAGCCCCGGCAAATGCCGAGGCTCTGTAAAGGATAGAAAGCAAAAAGCCCAACTTCAGAGTCGGGCTTTGCTCGCGGAAAAACCGCAAAGTAACTGAAATCTATATACTGGCCCCGGGCCTGTCAAGCAGCCTGACGACGAATATCTAGAGCCCCATCAATCCAGGCAATACCCGCCTTCCAAAGCCCGCGCGTCTTCTCTTCGCCGAACTTCATTTTCTTACCCACCTCCATCAGTGAAGTGTCGCGGCTGGTGTAGTACTTCATCAGCACTTGGCCACATTCGGGGTACCGCTTGAGCAATCTCCCCATCAACCCATCAATCAGGAGGGCGTCGTCGTCAGTGATCATCGCAGACAGGATCGTATTTTCGCGGGATGCGCAGCAGGACACCCCTGACCCCAGCACGACCCAGCGACCCCAATGCTCCAGCAGATCTTCGGCGGTGCGTTCTTTAAAGCTAGGTGTGAAGGCCATGGCTTAATCCCCTGTGTAGTTGGTGCCGCCGGCGCCGCGGCGGTTGTTCTGTAGATACTGCTGCTGCGCGCCGCCCACTTCATGGCGGAGCCGTCCAGCATCAGCCACTGCATCGCGTAGTCGTTGGTTGAGCTGTCGAACAAGATCGGCGAGCGGAATTGGGTGTCCAGTTACGGCGCAAACCCAGCCGGTGCCGTCGCAGATTTCGCAGTCCAAGTCATGAAACACACCAGCGATCAGCCCAGCCCCACGGCACAGACCGCACGCCATCAACTGCCTTTTCTCCCGACGGAAGGCGGGGCCATGCTGCTTTTTGATCATCTTGAAACCTCGCCATTAACAATGTCAGGAATAGCCGTGCAGCCCGCGCCGTTACTGGCCTGCGCGGGGTTATGCGAATCTTCAAATTGGGCGCCTGTCAGGTTGTGAATCGCCTGAAAGCCACGTTCATCTAACCAACCATGCCACTTCTCCAGCGCCTTCAACCGCTGCTCTCGGGCCTGGGTGTTGATGTAGGTCGAGGCGATCTTGCCCAGCGAGTGGTTGAGCAGCATCTCGCCGATGTGGCCGTCGATCCCGAGGTCTGTCCAGGCGGTGCGCGCCACCTTGCGGAGGTCGTGGCTGGTCCATTCACCCTGGCCAAGACGCGTGAACACGGCACTGGCCTGGCCCTCACTCAGCGACCGACCACGGCGCGAAGGGAACAGATAGATGCCCTCATAGCCCGTGGCGATCTGGGTGGCTCGGTACCGGGTCAACAGGGCCTTGGCCTGGGCCGTCAGTGGCAGGCGATGCTCGGTGCGGGTCTTGGTGTGCTCAGCCGGCAGGAACCACTCGCCATCGGCCAGGGAGATATCAGGCCAGCGCGCCATACGAGTCTCACCAACGCGGGTCCCGTGGCACAGCATCATCAGCGCGAGCATCGCCTCGGCGGGTTGCTCCTCGAATCGTTCGGCCAGGGCCGGTACCAGCTCCACCAGGTGGACACCACGCAGGCGGGCTGCCTTGGGCATGATCTTGGCCTTGGTGAAGTCCACGAACTTCAGCCCGGCCACCGGGTTGCTGTCGATCAGGCCCAACTTGTGCGCCTGGCGGAACGCGACCACCAGCAGGCCGAAGAGCTGACGCACGTAGGACAGCGACAGCACCTCCTGAGCAGGCCACATCAGCAGCTTGTCCAGCACCGGAGCCGAGACTTCACGGATGGGCAAGCTGGCCAGGCGCGGCCGCAGGTGGCAGGCAATGGCCGACTTAGCGCCGGTCTTGCGCTTGGCCGACAGCGAGCGATCGCGCGCCATTCGGTCGCCGTACCAGTCCAGCAACTGGCCAACAGTGGACAGGCCGCCCAGGGCAGCGGTCGCCGATGGATCGTGCAGCAGGCGCTGACGCAACGCGGGCAGCTCGGCCAACACCGCCGCCGCACCCAAATCAGGAAACCGTGCGATCTGTTTCCACGCCTTGCCCTTGACCAGGTACCAGGAACCCCGTTGCCGGTCCTGGCCGAAGCGCAGATACAGGCCCGGGTGACGGGGGTCGCGCAGGTCATGCACGGCCGGGTCGGCAGCCTGGCGGCGGATCTCGGCATCGCTGAACTTCACTGCGCGGGTCTTGCTCATGCCGCAACCCTCGTCGGTGGTTGAAGTAGATAGGCCCGGATCGCTTCGAGCGCATCGATGTGCCCGCGGCAGACGATCGCGAGATAGCCTTGCTCGGTCAGCGCTTGGATGTATGCGTCCTGGCTGGCCGAGACGGAGGCGTCAAACGGCGGCATGGCCTTGAATTCGATGTACAGCCCGAAATACCCGCCGCGGGCCATGGGCAGGACCAGGTCCGGAACGCCTGCCTTGACGCCCTGCTCTTTCAGTTTGATCGCCACCAGCTTGTGCCGGTGCCCACCGTTCGGGACGTGGTAGATCAGCTTCGCGGCCGCCGGGTAACGCAGGGTGACCTCCTTCAGCAGCGCGGCCTGCTCCAGGCCTTCGCGGTCGATGGCCTTGGCGCGCTTTGGCTTCAACCCAAACGCCTTCATGCTGCCCCCTTGACGGTCAGAATCCCGGCGCTGATCAGCGCTTCGTGGGTTTCGGCAATGGCGCGGGGCATGTCCGCCCACTCAACGGCGCCGGCGGCCCGGCCGTCGATTACATCGTGGCAAGCGCTGCAGGCGTAGACCGCGACGGTGTCGAAGCCCTTCATCCCCATGCCCTTCTGTCCACACGGCAGATGCGCCAGGACGGTGGTTTCTGGGTTGTGGTTGCAAACGCCCGGCATACGCACGGTGCAATCCTGGCCGTTCGCCGAAGCACGCAGTTTCTTCGAGGTCACGCGCATACCTGCTCCCCGGTGATGCGATCGATCACCTCATAGGTCGATGGCCACATCAGCCGCCCGAACTTCAGCGCGGCGCTCGAGTGTTCGAACAGCGCCACGGCGCGATCGGGTTTGTCGGAGAGCTCCCATTTGTAGCCGCAGCAGTGCACCGCATAGCGATAATCCGCTGGGTCCGTGGTAGCGAGACGGGAATCAGCCACGGGCACCTCCTTTGGCTCGCAATGCCCGCAGATCGGCCAAAGCCTGGTTTCCAATTTCTGGCGTGCGCGTCGAAGGAGGTGCGAGTTCAGCAACAGGCACAGCACCCAACACCTCACCCATCCAGACCTTTCGGACCTGTTCCAGATAACGCTTTTCGAAACTGATCAGCCCCAATTCACGACTGAGTAGCGGCAGACTGTTAAATCCGGCGGCCGCAGTGGCGTGGTAAACGGCGGGGTGATACCACTTAGCAACCCCGTGCATTGTCGGATGGCAGTTGCGCAGTGCTTGTTTGTAGGCAGCCTCCACGCTCGGCAGCGGCGGATTGAGCATTTCTGGCGAAGGCACGCACCCTTGGATGAACTTGCCCACGCTCGGAATGAAGTCGGAGGGCTCGGCCCGACACCGAATAAGACCGATATCGATTTGCTCCTGGGTGCAAATCCCGTTTTCGATGAACGCCTTCAGCCATGTGGCCTTAGATTCCATGTAGGATTTCTTGTCCGGCCACGCCTGGCGCCATGCCGTGCGTATCGACCTCAACTGACGAAAAAGCTGGTTGATGACTTTTCCTGTTTCACGCTCTTGATCCTGCTGGGCCTGCACCGCCAATTCGGCGTTCGCCTCGATGAACTCACCGTGGCGAACCTGCCTCAGAGCTTGAGCGGCAACGCTGGAGACAGATTTCATTTCGACGCTCCTTTCATCCAGGCGGTGTCTTCGTCGTCGAACTCGTCCGGGGCGTCAGTGGATGCAGAACCAGCGGCCTTCACGCGTTCGCGCTTCACCCAGGCGACCAGCCGATAGCACCAGCCTGCCGCGCTGTCGAAGGTTCCGGACTTGGCGACGAAGAAGCCTTTGAAACCGGCCAGTGCTTCGGGCGTCACCGAGTCACCGGGCAGTCCAGCGATTGCGAGTTGATCAGCAAGAGCCTTCTCGTTCGGAACCCAAGTGGTGAACATGGCAAAGCGCTGACGGGCGTCTTGCGAGTCGACGGCAGCTTGATCTTGGTTTGCGATAGCGGAATCAATCTCGCGCTGCTGCTGCTCTTCGGTTACTTGATGGTTAATTGACGTATTGGGTGCAGATTCTGCACCCCGTTCTGTCTCAGGCTGCACCCCGTTCTGTTGTGAGTTGCACCCCGTTGCGTCATTTGCACCCCGCTCTACACGGGGTGCAGGATTTGCACCCCGCATAAGCTGAAGGTCGTAAACCACTGGGCGGCGGTCGTGGCGATCAATGTGAACGGCGGCGATGGCCTGGTTGCCCTTTTTGATCAACCCCGACTCTTCTAGAACGTCCAGCTTGTAACGCACGGTGCGCTCGGACAGTCCAGTGTCCTGGGCCAGAGTGGTGGCCGATGGAAAGGCACCGGAACCGTTGGACCCGGCATAGTTGGCAAGGCACAGCAGCACGTGGCGCGCGCTGGAATCCTTCAGGGTTTGAACGGGCAACGACAGCGCCCATGACATTGCTTGAACGCTCACAGCGAGGCTCCGATATTCTTTTCGGCCAAGTAGGCAAGGCCTTTGGGGGTGATCATTGGGTCGAACGCGGCGCGCTCGATGCCGGTCTCTCGGTCTGGCTTCAACGCGGTGACCTTGTGGACCATGTAGCCGGAGGTGATACGAGGCTGATAAGCGACCCACCGCCTTGAGCCTTTGCGGCGGTAGATCCAACGGTGCTGTTCCAGCCAGGCGAATAGCTTCGCCGGCTGGACTTGCAACTGCTTCGCGGTATCGGTGATGCAGATCGCACCGCCGGCGGCGGCAAGGCGCTTGATGGCTGCGACCTTGGGTTCCTGGTCCAGGATCACCAGACGCAACGACTGGTTGTCGCGGGCCTGATCCGCAGCAGCTTGCAGCGCCTCGGCGTAGGTCGCCGGGATCTGGAACTGTCCGACCTGCGCTTCCAGTTCCTGCCAGCGGTCGATGATCTTGGCGCGCAGCTCAACGCTGTAGCCCGAGACCACCACCAGGGTGTCACGCTGGGTCAGCAGGAATTCACGATAGACCTGGCCGTTCTGCGGGTGGACGTAGGGGGTGTCGTTTGAAGAAACGACACCCTTCGCGACGTATGCCCGGATGGTTTTTAGGACGTTGTCGTGGCTGCTGCCGGTGAGTTCGGCGATCTCGCGTGACGACATGGTGTGACACGACACCTTTTGTGATGGTCCCAAAAGTGTCGCGACATGGCGGGTATTGCCGGGAGCGGTGTTGATGTTCATAATGGCCCCACTGTGTTTTACAAGTTGTTGAAAGAGCCGGGCTGCAACCCGGCTTTTTTGTGCCTGCTATTCAGGCAACCTTCACCGACTGCTCCATCACGTTCAGTTCGTGACGGACGTGATCGATTTCTTTGCGGATGGCTTGCTTCTCGATCTGGGTCACCCGACCGTCAGAGAGTGCGCTGTGCACCGCCAGGGTCAGGTCGGCGATTTCCTTGCCGACGTGCATCATCGAAGCGGTTAGCGCTTTCGGCTCGGGTGCTTCCTTCCTGACCAGGTCGAAACCGAACTGATCAGCCAGGGCTGCAAGCGGACGCATGTCGCCCGTATGCAACAGGATCCCGAACAGGTGTTCGATGGTCAGGTGATGGGCGTCGTTGTCCGGATTCGCACGTTGCAGGAGGCTGACGTGGGGAACTCCCATCTGGCCAGCCAGAACCTTTGCTTCGTTGTCCAGGACCGCGCTTTGGCAAGCCCGCAGAAATTCGTCCATTCGTAAAACCTCGATTCTGTTTCAGTGGCTGCGTGCCATCACGCATTGCAAAATGTTTCCCAAGGCCTACGCGGTTTGCTTCATCACCTGGGCCGGGTCATCGTCACGTTTAGCGACCAATGTGCCGCCGGATTCTTTTTCAAGAACGCATTGCATTGGGTACGAGAATCCGCCCGCCGCTCGGCACTGGGAAACGCGGCTTCCGCTAACACGGAGTGCGTCACCGATGGCGCGGCCGGTGCGGAAATGTTTCAGGGCTTCGTCGTAGGTCATGGGGGTAAGTCTCCATTGTCTTCGGCGAGTTTAGAGTTCTTAACACTACAAGGCAAGTTATCTAAACATCGAAATGTTTAGAATCCTAAATATGGAATTTAAAGACCGAGTAACAGCGCGCATGAGGGCTCTGAACCTCACCGCGACTGACATCAGCAAGCTGACTGGCGTATCAAAAGCGACGGTCAGCTTTTGGGTGAGCGGAACCAACGGGGCCAAGGGGAAAAACCTCCTGACCCTGGCCCGCGTCTTGGAATGTTCGCCTGATTGGCTGTCGGATGGGTCCGGAGAGCCGGGCATCGCAACAGATGAGGACACGAAGTCAGTAGCTTCGACCGCAGATCTGGTCGCGCAGATGCTTGCTTCAAAGGCAGGCAAGAAGCTATCGGAGAAAGCCAGGGAAACGATGTTGGCAGCTGCTGCCGAAGCGGATGATCCAGTCGCAGCGAATAATGCATTTTTGCCGGCGAATTACTCGAACCTTCGGCCCAAGCAAGACGAAATTTTAATTCCTCAATATGACGTACGCGGTGCGATGGGCCATGGTCAGGTACCAGCCGACTACAACGAGGCGGTGCGAAATCTGGTAGTCCGCGAGGAAATGCTGCGTGAAAAAGGCGTGACTTATACCTCTACTACGTCCCTGGCGATGATCACCGGTTGGGGCCAGTCGATGGAAAGCACGATCAATGACAAGGATTTGGTTGTAGTTGATAGGGGGATCAAAGATTTCATTGGGGAAGGCATCTACCTTCTGACTTGGCACCAGGAGCTATACATCAAGCGAGTCATGCGTTTGGACGAAGAGCATTACCGGTTGATTTCAGACAATCAGCATTACGAGAACCAGACCGCAAGAATTGATGACGTCGTAATCCATGCCAAGGTTTTGCTTGTATGGAATGCACGCAAGGTCTGAATTTCGTCAGGAACACCAGTATTCGAAAGCCCGCCAATCGCGGGCTTTTTGCTGTGTGCTAAAACGGTGCTGGCTCCTCCATTGTGATCAATTCTTCACACGCTTCGACCTGTGGATCATCCTCGGATGATGCTTCCCACCTCAGCGTGACCGACCCGTCGTCGTTGAAGGTCATCTCTATGCCATCCGTCTCCGAAAGCAGGCCCATCACCTGATCCCACTCGCGGTCCCCATCTGTATCCAGGCGATGGATCGTTACCCACCGCTGCTCCTGGGCGATCGGATGATTGATCATTGAAGATACCCGCAGCCCCAGACGTTCTAGTCCGCTAATTTCCTTCCTTTCAGCCGGCTTAGCCTGCTTCTTGTTCGCCATATCGCCCCCTTTGATGACTGTATGCATGTACAGCATTTAGGGCGAGGATACCTCACCTTTTTATAAACCGTAAGCCTGGATTTTTATCTTCCCGATCCAGCTGGTCTCGTCCGGCTTGTTAAGTTTTCTAAAATAAATGTTGACGCCTTCTGTTTAGTTTTCTAAATTGAATCCATCGCAACGGCAAACACCGAAGCGCCAGGGCCACAACGCCTGCCGCTCTTTAACAACCAGCGCAACAAACAACAGACCGCATTGCCTCTACCGGCGACCGGCGAGCAGACAGGCCCGAAAGCCTGCCAACGACAGGAACAACCTGGACGGCTGCTCGATGGTGAAACGCCAGAACCGAGTGAACGACCCGGCATGCAATGCGCCCCGCGAATCCCAGCGGCAGAAGGGAGAGACACCGAATCGAATTAGCGGTCCCGATAGCCTCGGCTGGGAACGCCGGACCTCATGCACCCTGCCCCACTCAGTCGGGCGCACAGAGCTGTAGCGTGCATGTTGTAAGGACCTTTGATCCGTGGCGAACAGGTGCTGATTGACGCCACGGGGAGGAAGCTCGACGCCCACCCAACGAAAGCCAGCCCTGCAATCAGCAGCGGGCAACCGGCGCACTCACCGCTGACGAAGTAGCTCCGGTCTGACGCCAGTAGCGGGACCGGATATCAGATGGCCCCCTGCTGTTTCAGGTCGGCCATCTGGCTTTACAAATGCCTCTCACACCCCGGGAGGTATTTGAAAGCCAAAAGAAACGGAGACAACGCATGCAAATCAATCAGCAGAAGACGGTTCAGGTCGATGTGACTGAGCTGCGCACCTACATGAAAGTCCGCGATCAGGTATGCGCAACTCTTCATGACGCCCAGGGCGATGAGGTGGCTGCCTACACAGGCTACGTTCCAGATTTCTTCCCGGGCGAGCACTACGGCGACTACCTGATGTTGAACATCGATCTGGAGACAGGGCAGATCAAGAACTGGAAGAAGCCGGTCGCCGCCGACATTGAAAAGATGATCGAAGCCAGCGACGACGACTGAACAACCAGCGCCACGACAGCCTGTCGTTAACTGCCCGAGCACCTGGTACTCCCCAGCACCAGGCCGCATCGGAGAGTGATCGAAGCGTGCCCAAGCGGGCTGCAGCGCTAGGATCGCAAAGCCCCGTGAATGTCCTGGGCCGGTATGAGCAAGACGGCCAATACCAAAAACGCGGCGGGAAACAAGCAGGGGTAGCGCCTTGGTGTTTCGATCACTCTCCGATGCGGACGAGAACACACCGCGAAAGCGGCCCCCTGCATCACTTCTGCCAACTAGAGACGTAGTTGGGGCATTGCTGGTTTTGCCATAGGACACCAGCCCGAGCACCTCGAAAGAGGCTACATCGGAATGTCGGCGCCCCATGAAAGAAGCTGATCCAGGCCAACGGTTTGTATGCGAACGGGCGGACGTAGTTAGGCATCTTGGTCAGGACCGACATTCCAATGCAGCTTCGAAGGTGGCCACTGCCTGCCCAGTGAGCGAACAACGGAGGATCAACGCCATGAAATAGCCCAGACCCAAGCCCTTCCAACGAAGGCACCCAGCGCTCACATACGGAGGCGTTTGTGAAGCCAACCGAAGCCCGATCTCGATCGGGCTTTTTTACGCCTGCACCACCGAGGGATCAGCCATGAACCAAACCATTCGCCACAAACAAGCTTTCCTGCAGGTGATGCGGGAGCGCGTTGCCCTTTCCACATCGGAGATGTACCAGAAGATTGGCCGCGACGAGCCCGTCAGGCAGCCTCGCTTCAACGTAGTGCCGCGCGGCAACAACAGCTTCGATGTTGTCGAGCGAGCTACCGGTACTTCCCGCGGCGCCCGATCCGGTCACGACACCGCATGCCAGTTCGCCCAAAAGCTCGAGGACAACGCGATCTACTTCGAGTCCGTTCGCCTGGCTGGCCGGCACTTCGCAAGATCGATGCTGCGGTGGATGGTCGGTATGTCCGTGATTCTGGCGATCTTCGCCTACTACGGAGCGCACCAATGATCGGCGAGCCAATGCCCAACCCGCGGGACGCAATCATCCAGGACCTGAGCCAGAAGATGGAGCAGTTCTTCGGCAGCGGGAAGACCATCCAGCAGATCGAAAGCGGCGTCAGCGCCGAAGTCCCTTTCATCGGCACCACCGTCCACCACAACAAGCTCCGTGCGCAGCGCGACAGGATCGCGCCCCAGGTGCGGGAGCTGGCCGAGGCCGGCAAGACGGTAAGCCAGATCGCCGTCGCCCTGAAGATGCACATAAAGCGCGTTCAGCTGATCGGCAGAGAAAACGGGTTCCGGTTCGCCGAGCCGTCATGAAGCGGGTCAACAACCAGGTGCGCCAGCGCCGAAGACAAACATGGCTGGACATCCCCGCCAGCGGAATCGAAGGAGACGGCTATGGCCGAGGAAGACCAGCCGACGGCGGAAGCACTCAAGCAGCGCCGAAAGCGCGAGAAGGCAGCGGCGAAGGCTGCCGCCCTGGGCATCGAGAAGTTTACGGTTGAGGTGGCCGGGGTCTTCAAGGCGGACCTGCAGCGGGTCATGAAAGCCCACGGCATCGACAACCAGCAGGACGTTCACCAGCGGCTGCTGATGAACCTGATCGCGGCGGACTTCGAAACCCAGGCCGCAATGCTGCGCATCAAAACGACACCTTTCGTTGTTACTGAAAAGGTGTCGCGACTTATCCAAGATGCCGGACGGAAGTCGCTCGCCGACGATCCGCCAGAGCCTGACGACGAAATCATCAGCCCTTGAGCGGCTGCCATTCTGGATGGTTTTTCTGAATAACTTCTAGGGCCTCAACATAGAAGCTCTTCCCGGAAGCTTCTTCCAGTGGGGTCTTGTTTTCGCCAGCGCTGTGATTGAGCTTGTAATCGACATTGTCCCATTCGCGCACCCAGAACGCCTTCCCGGTTTCAGGCTCGTACTCAACGAAATACCAAGATTCGTTCCGCCCGCCAACACCATGCTCACCGATTTTGTAGCGCATATCCTTGCCTCCAAAGTCACGGCCCCATGCCGGTCACCCGTAATACCCCAACCCAACCCAAATTGCCACCACCGGTCACGGAGGGCGGCGCCTGACTGGAGATAATTCATGAGCACCTACCTTTACAAGACGACTGCGCCCTCCGTCGTGGGCGCAGTCATTGCCTGGGACGCCAAGCGCGCTGCCTGGAATACACAGCGGGCCAAGCTGGGCGAAGTTTTCGGCGGCGACACATCGCCCATGCGTTCGGGGAGTCGCAGCTATGTCGGTGGCGTCAAGCTCAGCGCAAGCCGTGACCTTGATGTCCATTGGTGCCGGCCTGACCAATACGGTTACCGTGCGCTTCGCTCCAGTGCCAAGCCGGCCAAAGGCACATCCAAGGAAGACCGCGCTACTCAGGTCGCTGAGCATGATCGACTGAGCGCACTTTGGAAGGAGCATTGCCCCGCCAGCATTGACCAGGATGAGGCGTGGGAGACTATTGGCCTCAACCCTGGCGCCCTTTGGTTGGGCGGCGGTGTGTTTTTCGAACTGGATGGCGCGGTCTATTTGAACCTGAGCGTCCGTCTTGAGGATGGCTCCGAGAGGATCGAAGGCGCTACAGAGATCCTTGGCAGCGAGTTCGAAGCGGCTCGCCAAACAGTCCTGGGCCATCGCAAGGCAGCCTGATCCGGCCTCATGCCGGG